GTACACTATCTGATGCTAGACAAAGAGTAGTAATTAATATGTGTTTTAATCTTGGTCTAACCAGGCTACTAGGGTTTAAGAAATTTCTTGCGGCTATGGAAACAGGAGATTGGGAAACAGCAGCCGTGGAGATGCTAGACTCAAACTGGAGTAAACAAGTTGGAGATAGGAGTATCCGCTTAAGAGATTTACTTTTGGAGGGGTAATGGCGTATTTTAAATTAGTAGCATTTGGAGGAATAGCACCACAAATAGGGCCCAGGCTACTAGCAGATACTCTTGCTCAAACAGCAGAAAACGTTATTTTAGATAGTGGGCGTTTGGTTCCAGTACGTAATAACTCTACTGACCATGCCTTAAGTACCATAGGTCAGAATTCAATTTATAAGTATAAAACTGGCGGTAGTGAGTATTGGCTTGAATGGGCAGATGAAGGAGTTGATGTAGTCCCTGGGCCTATTGCTGGAGATGATACTGATCGTTTGTATTGGACTGGGGAAAGTGCTTCTTTTCCTAGGATGGCTAATGACACTTTAATTACTATTGGCTCAGGCTCTTATCCCCGAGCTTCTTATCGTTTAGGTATTCCCGCTCCTACTGCAGCTCTTACTACATCAGTAACCTCTACTACTGTAGCTGGGACGGCTATACCGTTTGATGCATCAAGTGCTTCTATTGTTACAGTAGCGGATGAAACCATTACACTTAGCGTTGTCCAATACGATGGCTTAAGTGCTGAGGAGGCTGTTACTTATAGTGATGGGGGCGGCACTGTAATTACGGGGCTTGCTGATGATACTGTTTATTATATTATTAAAGGGACCTCCCCTAAAATTAAATTAGCTACGACAACAGCTAATGCTGCCGCGGGTACAGCAATTGATCTTACTGCGGTAGGGGTGGGGACTTCTCACAGTCTTACTCCCATGGATGATAAAACCCAGACTAAATACAGTACATCCTATGTTTATACTTTTGTGTCCGCGTACGGAGAAGAAGGACCCCCCTCTGCCCCTTCTACAGTATTTGATAAAGTAGACGGACAAACAGTTACTGTGTCAGGTTTAGAAACCAGTGCCGGTTCAGGCACAGGACGGACTAATACTAACCTTACATATAAACGTATATACAGATCTAATACCGGTTCTAATACCACTGCCTTTCAATTTGTTAAACAGGTGTCACTGGCTACAGCCAGTACTACCGATGCTTTAAACAACTCACAATTAGCTGAAGTCATACCAAGTACTTATTGGATAGGGCCTCCAAATGAGGTAAGTGCTGACTATCCTGATGGACCGATGAAAGGGTTAACTGCCATGCCTAATGGTATTTTTGCAGGGTTCACAGGTAAAAGAGTTTGTTTTTCGGACCCCTATCTCCCACACGCTTGGCCTGTTGCTTATCGTATAACGCTAGAAGAAGAAATCGTGGGTATAAAAATGGCAGGGCAGGGCCTTATTATAGGCACTAAAGGCACTCCTTATTTAATAGCGGGGACTGACCCCCAATCTATGAGTGTTGTACGAATTGAAGCGGCCCAGGCTTGTTTAAGTAAAACGTCTATGGTGGATATGGGCCCCTATGTTCTTTATGCAGGGGCAGATGGGCTTGTAGCTGCAGCGGGGGTGGATGTAAATGTAGTAACAGAAGGTTTAATTGCCCCAGAACAATGGCGAGCAGACTATTATCCAAGCTCATTACGCGGTTTTCTTTGGGAAGGACGTTATGTAGGGCTATATACCAACGCTAGTGACGAGGCGTATGGGGGCTTCATATTTGACCCTAGAGGAGAGCAACAAAACACCCTTACAACTTTAACCCAAACTGCTAGTACAGATGTTACAGGAGGTTTTACTAACCCTGATGATAATGAACTGTATCTTATAGTAGAAACCGGAGCTGGACCGAAGATAGAGAAATTTCAAGGCGCTACTTCTAACAAGACCTTGACTTGGAAGAGCAGGGAGTTTGTTCCCCCTAAGCCTACAAGCATGGGTTTTGCTAAAGTAGTAGCAGAAACTTACCCCATAACCCTTAAAATATACGGAGACGGGTCTTTAATATACCATGCAACTCTTGCTGCTTCCGGCAGTGCTTACACTGTTACTGGCAGCAGCCCCACCAGTTTTGATCCAGTTACTATATCTGAACCTGTTGTTAGACTCCCTGCTAGCCTTAATTCTAGCTATTCTATAGAAGTAGAGTCTAGTAAAGTTATAAATGAAATATGTATTGCAGAATCTATAGATGAATTGAAGGAGGTTTAAGTGGCTACCTCAGGAACTAAAGTCCCTTCTATTTACAAAGTTCCTTCTAAAGCGGACCCAGAACTAAAACTATTTGCCGACTCTGTAAAGGAAGCACTTGAGGTACGTTTGGGACGTAGAGGAGACCCTAGGGATAGAGCCGTTACGCTTAGAGAGTTGATTGATAGTGGTTTGGCGCAATCACTTACAAACAACCCGTTTGACCCTAATGTAGGTGTACGACTTATAGATTTTGAACCTCGGATTATAACAGATTATACAACCCCTCCTGCGCCTACAGGTTTTACTGTTGCAGCTAGCTACACCGCTTTTATATTAGCGTGGGATCCCATACCGCTAGGTAACACTTGGTTTGCCTATACTGAGGTGTGGAGAAATGCTATAGATGATTTATCTACAGCAACTCGTGTAGATACAACATCAGCGGCTGTATGGTCTGAATCGGCTGGTTATGACACAACCTATTATTATTGGGTACGTCATGTAAGTACTTCTGGTATTGAAGGGCCTTTCACTGGCCCCAAAAGCGGAACCACATCCGAAGATATAGCTGCGGTGATGGAGCAATTGTCGCAAGAACTAGCTAATTTACCTGGGTACAACACTCTTCTTGATACAGATGTAGCAGGGCTTATTTCTACAGCAAAAGCTGAAGCGATTGCAGGTGGGGCTTACATAATTCGTGCAACTTCGGCTCCAACTACTAGGGATGATTCAGGCACAACTGCTTTGCAGCAATACGACATATGGGTAGATACAGATGATAATAATCAAATGTATCTACGGAATGTTTTAAACCAGCCTACAAATGGTACTGCTGCAAATACTGTATGGGTAAAAGCAAGAGACGCCACATTAACTACTCTAGTTGGAGATACCTCATTTACAGGTTCAACTATTAGTGCGGCAATGGCTTTGGTACAAGTGGATGTTTTTGATATTACTGAGGATATGTATGCTAGTTCAGGAATTGTTTCCACTTTAAGTACTACTGTTGAGACTAAACCTAACACTTTTGCCCAAAATACTGTTCCTACTTCAACAGCTATTGGAGACCTATGGATTGATACCAATGATAACAACACAATTTATCGTGCAGCGGCGGTTGGGGCTGATGAAGTTGCTACTGAAGAGTGGGAAGCTTTACCTCCTTCTACCCTTAAAACGTTTGCTCAGCCTAATGTCCCTACTTCAATAACTATAGGTGATCTTTGGATTGATACTGATGATGATAATAAAATGTATCGAGCTAATGCAGTGGATGTTAACACCATAGTAACCACTGGTGATGGTTGGTATTTACTTGATGATGCAAGGATAAAGACTACTGCAGATGCATTTGAGGTATTAAATACAGCTGTTACTGGAGAAGAAGGATATGCATCTCAGTTAACTATTCTTAATGCTGCTATTATAACTAAAGCTGGAACGTTTGCTCAGCCTAATGTCCCTACTTCCGTTGCTACTGGGGATATCTGGATTGATACTGATGATGATAATAAAATGTATCGAGCTAATGCAGTAGATGTTGACACCATAGTAACCACTGGTGATGGTTGGTATGCCCTTCCTGATGGACGTATTACTACAACTGCTCAAACAGTTGGTTATTTATCCACGGCAGTAGGGTTAAGTGGAGCTTCTTCTACAAAAATAGTAGCTCTGGAAAGCACAGTTAATCATGCTACAACTGGGGTGGTGGCTAATGCCAATGCAATTAGTACGTTAGACACGAGTGTTACCATAAAAAGTAGTACTTATGTTAGTGATTCAGCGCCCGTTGATGATCCTGAAGGAACCTTAAAAGAAGGAGACCTATGGGTTAACACTACAAATGAGGGTAATGCATTATCTACTTGGAACGATTCGATTGATGATTGGTATCAAATAAGAGATGGAACTATTGCTATTGCTCAAGGGGCAGCTGAGACTGCTCAAGGGGCAGCTGAGACTGCTGCTGGTGCTGCTGCGACTGCTCAAGGGGCAGCTGTGGCTGCTGCTGGTGTTGCTGCGACTGCTACTAATACATTAGCTGATATAGCTGATGATAACAAACTCACGCCCGCAGAAAAGCAACAAGCTAAAACTTTGTGGGATGCTGTTGCTACCGAATATGCAGGCATTGTAGCGTCTGCCCTTGCAACTTCTTCAACACCTTCTACAGCATATACTACAGCATATAATAATCTAAATACTTACTTGAACACTACTCCCGATGTATTTGATGATATGGATGTCACTACTACTATATCAAGAACTACTTGGAACGCCAGATGGGTAGCTTATTATGATGCAAAACAGGCTCTATTAGATGCAATTGCAGCAGCATTAAAAGCTATCGCAGATTCTAAAGCTCAAACCTTTGTTCACCCTGATGAGCCCGCGGACAACAGTACCAATAACCTGAAAGCCGGTGATATTTGGATAGACACTAATTCAGACCCAGTTAATCTGCTACATATCTGGGACGATTCGGGGAATGGTGAATGGGTCCCTTATAGAGATGGGATGGTTACAGCTACTGCTAGTTCAATTACTGGTATTAATGCCGCTATCACTAACCTTTCAGGAGGTGCACAAACGACTTTTGCACAAGACGATGTGCCCGATGGTGGTTCAGTTGCTGTTAAAGCCGGGGATCTTTGGATAGATACTAATAGCAGTCCTGCAAATCAAGTTTATCGAGCTACCGCAAATGATGCGGCTGCGATTGTTACTAGTGGTAACGGTTGGTTATTAACTGACATACAAGGCACTACGGCAAGTGTTACTACTATTTCCCAATCTGTTGCTACTTTAGCAGGAGATGCAAATGCAGCCTATGTTTTACAAGTAAATGCCAACGGTTCAGTGGCAGGTATGGTGATTGAGAATACCGCTTCTACAAATAACGATGGTAATCACGATAACTCGGGGTCAGCAATTCAATTTAGAGCTGACAAGTTCGCCATATGGAATGCAACAGGTACTGACGCAGGCTCAGGTTCAGTAGCTCCGTTTATCGTTGATAATGATATTGTTTATATTGACACGGCTCGAATTCAAAATGCTTCAATTACAGCGGCTCAGATAGGAAGTTTGAATGCAGATGTTATTAATGCTGGAAGTATGAATGCAACAAGAATAGGTGCAGGAACTTTTCACACGGACCGTTTTGCGGCAAATAGTATTCACACAGATTGCCTGAAGTTTGGTAATGGTACTGTGGTCACGTCCGACGGTTTGGGGGAGGATGCAATCCTTACGATTGTTAATAATGGGATCGTCCTTGATCATATTGCATCCTTCCAACTTGGTAGGATGGCTTCTATAGATAATCTAACTCAGTCTTTTGATGTGACTACGACGGGGTCTATGTCTGCTTATACAACTAGTGCCCCTTATCATTACTACACAAGTGAACCACCAAAAGGTGGGGGCGGTACTACTTACCACTATATGGGGGGTGCTGCTGGAGGGCAGCTTAGCTTAGATATTCTTGGAAACACAATTATTGAGACTGGTGCATACGTTGTAACTGTATGTATGCAGTATTCTGGAGTCCCAAACTGGTGGTCCAGTTCTACAAGATCGGGGTTTGCAGTAAATATTACGAAAAGCACAAGTGGCTCTTCTGTAAATACAGATACTACTTCTTCGGAATACACTTTTGCAACTAGAGAGATGACTGGTGATGCTAGTTACCATTATGCTCCTAAGATTAGACAAGAACAATTTGAATTTACAGCAGGTTGTAGCTATAGAATTTCGGCATATTTCTATGGAAGAACTTTTGGTGGTACTCCTTCAGTAAGTAGTTGGATTAATGTAATGAGGGTAAACAGTGGTGAGTAATTTAGCAGTAGGAAAAAGGTATACAAAATATAAAACCGCTACTGGTGAAATAACTGGTGAGTTTGGTACTAGTGATCCAAATCAACCATTTTCTAATTCTGTTGGGGATGATGAAAGTTATATAGAAGGGTCTTATGACACTGCTATATTTAAAATTTCTGATGGTAAAGCCGTATCAATAGGGGTAGCTAAACGTCGAGAACAAGCTATAGCTGAAATGAAAAGCGAAAGAGCGGCAAAACTATTAGAAAGTGATTGGACTCAAGGGGCTGATAGCCCTCTTAGTAGTTCTAAAAAAACAGAATGGGCGACGTATAGGCAAGCGCTACGTGATTTACCTACTACTCATGCTAAAATATTAACAATAGATAACGTAGTATGGCCCGAGGAGCCTAGCTAATGGCGTATACAAGACAAATACTTAGTAGTTTAAGTGATTCAGATCTTGATCGTTTATACGACGAAGATACTATAGATGAAAACTACTACAAATCTGCAAGAGATTGGGACCCTTCAGACATAAAAACTAATTTAAAAAAAGATTTTATTGATGCTATTGCTGCTGCTAATCGGTATGTTGTGGGTTATTTTGAGGATGATCTTCTTATACAAATACAATTTTTAACTAAGACAGATGAGTTTGATGGTCAAACTAGAGCACACGTAGGACATGTGTTAAAGGCTAAAAATAAAAGTGATACTAAAAGTTGGATTTATGACGCAAGTATTGCAAATGGTATGACCCCTACATCTAAAGTATTACATGCAGGACAAGATGTTATAGGTTTATTTGTAGAGACTCAAACTAAGGATATGTATGACCTTATGAAAGCTGGGGCTAACAGTGACCTTAATCTAACCGAAATACAGCCTTACAACGACACAACTAAGATAGCTGTATTTGTAACGGATTTTGGGTTTGAGTAAGTAACTGAGGTAAAATAAAATTATGAAAAGACCAGGAATGAAACTAAAAAAGAAAGGCGTGTCTAAAAGACAACAGCGTTCTATTGACAAACTTCCCCAGGACAAACGTGCCTATGTAAAACGTCGTATATTAATGGGCGATACTCTTAGGCAAGCCAAAAAAAGAGCCAAGCCTATAAACGAGTAAGCTTATGGAAAGTGCCGTCTCGCTTATAAACGAAGTCGGGTTCCCTGTCGCTGCCGCATTAGGTTTAGGTTTCTTTATCTGGAAACTTATCAATCGCATCATTGATGGGATGGAAACAAAACTAGACACCCTCGACGAAAAAGTTCAAGCTAGTTTAGACACGATGGAAAAAAGAGTGTCTACTAAACTAGATACTCAATACGGCATTATTGTTTCGCTAATAGATAGAGTCAGAGCAATGGATAATGATTCTATTAGGCAAGACGTGTTACTTAAAACTCTACTGGGGGTGCCTAATTTAATTGATACCGATAAAGTAGCAAAGGCAGATGGAGATGACCGGAAAGACTAAAGAAAAAACCTTTGCGCGTGTACACATTTATGGGATAATCTAACAAGGAGGTATATTTATGGTTACGTTAATTCAAATCGTATTTATAGTAGGGGTGATAATTACTATTGCATCTATTACTGCAGCTTTAACACCAACACCTAAAGACAATAAAATCATTGCTAAGTTCATTCCTATTGGAAAACTATATAAAGTAATAGATTGGTGTGCTTTAAATATTGGTAAAGCCAAACAAGTTGCTAAGAAGAAGTAATGTATGGCTACTCGGAACTACCGAAAAGAGTACGATAACTACCAGGGGAGCACTAAACAAAAACAACGCCGCGCTGGGCGTAACAAAGCCAGAAGGGCGGCGACACGTAGTGGTGCAGTTAGTAAAGGGGATGGTAACGACATTCACCATAAAGATGGCAACCCAAAGAACAATGCCACTAGCAACTTAGCTATAAGAAATAAGAGGCATAACCGATCTTTTGCGCGTACTGCAACTGCTAGGAAGAAGACTCAACGGGCGTAAATAGCCCTAATTCAATTAATCTACTTCGATTAGAAGCGTGTATAGCATTTATGGCTTCTTTATTTTGACCAAAGTATGCAGCTGCATGGTAGTTCTTAACCATAAGTTGGTTAATATTAATTCCATCTATAACTATATCTCCTAAAACCCTTCCAAATTTACCTCTAGAATCTTTTAGTTTAGTTTGAATTATTACTTGTTCACCTGAATCTATAGCGTTTTTTAAGAACGCTGAAGCCATTTTTCCTCTAGCCTTCTCATCCAAGTCACGAGTGCGTGACTCGGGAGTATCAATACCAAATAAACGAACACGACACTTATGAAGAATGTTAAAGCCAAGATCCATAGTGACATCCACAGTATCCCCATCGACCACTCTTTTAACTTCACAACTGTATTCATACATTTGTTTCCCCTAAACAATGTTCGTTTAATAGTTCTATAAGTTCTTTAAAAGTAATAGTTTCTTCCATAAAACTGCTTTTTATATAGTGATTAACTTTACCGAAGTCGGTACGAAGGTGCACAATTTTATTTTCACAGCCAGCAACTACAAAAACTGGGATACCAAAGCTTTGTTGCTTGTTAAGCCAAAGTTCTTGTTGGGTAGATAACCCAAAGTTAATTTTTGATGTGTCTCTCGCTGGCAGCCTAGGCTTGTATTTGTACTCTACAAAGCAAAAATTACCAGGGCCGCTATAGTAAGCGTCTGGTACCCCCCCGTGATAGGGGTCATTTATCTTCCATTTATATATCTCAGAAGATAAAGCTTTGTGAGTTTTTTTAATAAAAGTGGCTTCGTTCACAGAATAAGATTAACACAGTTCCTATGCCAACATTGCCGGCGTTTGTAAAATAAAAGTACGTACACGCTGCGATTTGCAGCATGTACGTACTCACAAGAATTAGACCTTTTTAGGGCCTGATACTTGCTGATAGACTTCTTTAGCTAAGATATAGTCATCCTCTGTAGTCCATCCTTCCTTAGAAACACTAAGGTTTTGGAACTTTTGTCCAGCCCTATTCTCTGTAGTTACAGAGGCGACCTTCCAAAGTGAGGAGAACCTATCCCCACCCAGTTGAGCTATTTGTGTATTCCACTCTCGTGATACTCTCAACTTAGATGAAGCAAAGTCCATTAGAAACGGAGTGGAATTTAAGTCCCCTGTTTCTTCGTTCTTTCGCATTAGTAAATGAGATTGGGTTTGGATAATTTCATAATCATCGGCACTGCTGTCTTGATTATTAGTTGCATCCTCTGCCTCCGCTCTTGTACTAAAGCTAGCGACAAGGCCACCACCTTTTTCACGTTTACGCCAAACAACGAAGTCTTCAGTGAAGTGCACGTTGATAACGTACATTGATCCACCATAGTTCTCGTTGGTAACCGTGTTCAACAGATCTCCGGGTTTAGCCCCTGGAATGTAAGCGTCGTTATTTTCATCAACTTCGCTATTCATTCGTTGAAGGAGTTTTACCCTGGGGGTCTGTAGGTGTTCGCCCGAAACATTTTCGTTTCCGAGTCCAGAAGCTTCTTTGACGTGCGTGGGCACGTTTTTAGAAACTAAA